ACGGCTCTATCATCGATTTCGGATACTCCGATTCCGAGTCCGACGTCTTCCAGTACCAGTCTGCCGAGTACGACGTGATCCGCTTCGATGAGTTGACGCACTTCACGGAGTTCCAGTACGTCTATATGATCTCGCGCGTCAGAGGTGCGAACGGCTACCCGAAGCACATCAAATCGTCCACTAACCCCGGAGGGGTTGGTCACGCTTGGGTAAAGGCGAGATTCGTCGATCCCTCTCCCCCGGACGTGCCGTTTGAGGCGAAGATGGACGACGGCTCGGTGATGACGCGCGTCTTCATCCCGGCGCTTGTCGCCGACAATCCTTATCTGGCGACCGCCGATCCAGACTACGTCAAGCGCCTGATGGCGCTCCCGGAAGACCAGCGCCGCGCTCTGCTCTATGGCGAGTGGGATCTCTTTGATGGACAGTATTTCACAGAGTGGAACGCGAAGGTACACGTCATCCGCCCGTTTGAGATCCCGGAAGACTGGCGTCGATACCGGGCGATGGACTACGGTCTCGACCGTTTCGCGTTGCTCTGGATCGCCGTCTCTCCCTCTCGGGAGGCATACGTCTACCGGGAATACTGCGAGAGCAACCTCCCCGTGTCGGTCGCGGCGCACGAAGCCCTCTCCCGGACGCCCGCCGGGGAGGACATCTACATTAACCTTGCACCACCCGATATGTGGGGACGCACCGCCGATCAGGGGCGGTCGAAGGCAGACCTGTTTTACGAGGCAGGGTATCAGATCACGAAGTCGAGTAACGACCGCGAGGCAGGTTGGCTCGCCATCAAAGAACTGCTTAAGCACGACGATCACCCGCCCCGGTTACGCATCTTTGAGACGTGCCGGGAACTGATCAAGTGCCTCCCGGCGCTACAGTACGACGCGAAGAAGCCGAACGACGTGGCAACCGAACCGCACGAACTGACCCACGCCCCGGACGCTCTCCGGTACTGGGCGATCTACTGGACTCGACCGAACGAACGCCCGGAGACGCCTGCGACGGTAAGGTGGGAGCACGACCAGATCGAGGACTACTGGAGGGCTGACGCCGAGGGGCGCAAACGCCTGATCGCCCGGTGGGGCAAGCCGAGTAACCTATAACGACACAGGAGGACACGCAGAGTGAGAATCGTTGGGGAGAAGTTGACGTTCTTCTCGAACTTGTTCGAGGAGGCGAAGAACAAGCAGTCCGAGTTGATCGCCGAGATGGAGCAGAATATGCAACAGTATCTCGGCGACAATTCCATCGACGGATCGACCGAGAAGGCGTCTGCCGTCCGCAACATCACGTATGAACTGATCGAGAGCAAGGTCTCTAACGACATCCCGAGTCCGAAGGTCACGCCCTCGTCATACAACGAAACCAGACATCTGAACGCCCGTTCTATCGAGCGATTCCTCGTCCGGGAGAGAGACAGACTCCCGTTCGAGGCGCTGAACGATATGGACGAGCGTTATACCTATGTCTTCGGTGGCTCGATCTGGCTCGTGCAATGGGACGACACGCAGGGAAACGTCGCCGAACACGGCGGTCTGACTCTGACTCTGATCTCGCCCCGCGATTTCGTGCCGCAACCGGGCATCTACAAGATCGAGGATATGGACTACTGCTTCGTGAAGTACAACGTCACAAGGCAGGAAATCGAGGAACACTACGACGTGGTGATCCCGGAGGGAGAGGGATACAAGGACGACTCCATCTCCCTGACCGACGACAAGGACACCGTGACGCTGATCGTCTGTTACTACAAGCGTGACAACCGGGTGTGCAAGTATGCTTGGACGGGCGACTTTATGGTCGAGGATATGGACGACTTTTACGCCCGCCGGAACAAGCGGTGTAAGATATGCGGCTTGTGGGACACCCAATGCGAGTGTGAAAAGCCGTACTGGGAGAACATACCTCTCGACTATGAGGAACTCGACCACGATATCCCGCTTCCGAACGGGGGCAGGATTCCCGCAATGACGCCGAAGATCGACGCCCGGGGGAACATTGTCACGAAAAAGGTGCGCCGGGTGGCGGTGGACGATAACGGTATGCCGTTCCCGAACCCGAAAACGGGACTCCCGATGACGTATGAGGCAGAAGAACCCGTGATGATCCCGACGAGGATTCCGTTCTACAAACCGACGCTCCTGCCCATCGTGATTCGCAAGAACACGTCGGCAGACCGCAGTCTGCTCGGGCAGTCCGACTGCAAGACGATCCGTCCGCAGCAGCAGGCGGTCAACAAGGTCGAATCGCGGATTATGCAGAAACTGATTCGCGGATCGGTCACGCCGATCGTTCCCGAGGACGCGCAGATTTCGGTCAACAACAGCGTGTTCGGGCAGGTGATCCGGCTTCGCCCCGGGGAGAGCGCCGCCCAGTACGGGAAGGTCGATACGACGCCCGATATCCAGAGCGACACGATGGAGGCGGAGCGCCTCTACCAGCAGGCGAAGATCATCCTCGGCATCACGGACTCGTATCAGGGCGTGTCCGAGTACGCCGGGCAGTCCGGCAAGGCGATGCAAACGCTCGCAATGCAGTCCGCCGGGCGAATCGAGTCCACCAGACGGATGAAGCGGTTCGCGTATTCGCAGTTTGACGCGATTGCGTTTCAGTTGGCGCTTGCGTTTTCGGACGAACCGCGGAATCTCCGGTACACCGACGCCTACGGGATCGAGCAGAACACGCAGTTCAGCCGCTACGACTTCCTCGAATGGAATCCGAACACCGGGGACTGGGAGTATTACGACGGCTTCACGTTCAGCACCGACTCCAGCGCCTCGATGGAACAGAACCGAGAGGCTATGTGGGATGCGAATCTGAACAATCTTAAGGCAGGTACGTTTGGCGATCCCGCCGATCCTCGTACGCTTCTGCGGTATTGGAAGAAGATGGAGCGCGATCACTATCCGTTCGCCGCAGAGATGGTCAACTTCTTCCAGCAGATCACGTTGGCGCTTCAGCAACAGCGACCGCAACCGGGGCAGACTCCCGTGCAGGGGGCGACGCAAATTCCCGGTCAAGAAGTTCAGCAGGGGGTAATGTAAAATGGCAAAGAAAAGCAGATACGAACAATGGGCGTATGGCGGGCAAAAACTTACGAGCGACACGAAGACGTTCGACGGGTTTGTGACCGTCGATCAAAACAACAAAAGACTTGCCAATCCGCAGGTTGAGATCGTTCAAAACGCATCCGTTCCAAAAATGGCGCAGAGTTTCGGCGCGGCGGACAAAACCGACGTCGCCCCGACCGAAAAGTATGACCCCGCCTATGCGGAATGGTACGCAAAGTACGGAGCGAAGCCGTTCACCCAACAAGAGTACGACGCGGCAAACGGCGTTGTGCGTAACCAAAACGAGTTCGATTCTCTGTATCGTAGCGAGGACGGTACTATAAACGGCGTTGTGCGCGACCGTGAGAAATGGAACGAGCGGAACGGCGTGATCGGGACTTATGCGGACTATGCGAAGCGGTTGGGAGTAGCCGAGCAGAAGCAACAGGCGGATGCCGCCTACGACCGCGCGATCCCGACCTACGGCGCACAGGCGGAGCAACTGGCACAGGCGGGTATCCACGGCGGGTACGGCGAATACCTCGCGTCACAGGCGTATGCGACGATGCAGAATCAGAAGTACGCCATCGACAAAGCGGCGAGAGAGTCCTACGCAGACTACGCCCGCACGAAAGACCAAGAATACGCCCGGCAGATGCAGGAGGCGAACACGGCGTTCAAACAGCATCAGCACGAAGCGGACGCAGGATACGCGGCGTACCTCGCCAGAATCAGAGAGGCAAACGACGCGGCTTATCAAGAGTACACCGTCGCGCAGGAAGCACAGGCGAAAGCGGACAAACAGGCGAGAGACGCGAGAGTCGGGTCGCTCTATACCCGCCTTGCGAAAGAATCCTACACCGATGCCAACGGTGAAACCGTGCAGGGGTACGGTCTTGAGAGCGTTACGAATGATGACAAATACGCGGCGGCAAAGGAGCAATATCGGCAAGAACTCGTCAATATGGGAGCAACCGAGGACGAGGTCGACGAGGCACTCGCAAGAGTTGACAAGCAGAGGGATAGCGTCATCGGGCAGATTCGCTCAAACGGCGAGAACATTGTGAAGGATTTTGTAACAAGCCGCATTGCAGATGGAGAAGACGCTGCGGCTTCCGCAAAGTTCGCAGAAACCTTCGGTTATACTCCCGATGACGGAGACAGCCCGTCGAAAGTGTTCATAAAGACGCTTGATTATGCCGTAGATCAAGGTTATATCAGTCCCGAAACCCGGTCTGCCGCGCTGAAAGATACTCTGCCTATCAACGAATATAAAGACGAGGCGCGCGAATGGAAAGCGTGGGGCGAAGTTCTTTATGACTCCGCCGACCTTGCAATCGAACTTGGAAAAGACGGCAGTATGCAAGAGGACGACGTAAAAGCAGTTCTTGACGAGGTCGTTTCCGAACTCGGATTTACCGATCTGTGGTACGACGTTGAAAACAGGTCGCTGAAAATCACCGTGGACGGCAAAACAATAGAAGCGGATCACTACGGAAGTTACGCAAGCGAAGCCGTCGCCGATTATCTTAACAAAAACTATAGCACCGTTCCGATCGCAATTTACGACGGTACACTTTACTTCCAAAAGTACAACGACGAGGGAAGACTTGTTTGGGACAAGTTAAAAACAAAAGGCGGTCAAGGCGTTAATCAAGAAATGGCAGACTATTACTTCAAGACCGTTGCTCTCGTTATGATGCAGAACAAAGAGAAGTACAAGATCTCTCACACTCCGGTCAAGGGGGAGCAAAAGGTTGAAACGCAGATGTATCACGAAGCGGGAAACAACGGCGTCGCAAGAACGGTGAAAAATGCAAACACACAAACGGGTCTTTCAATTCCGACGCAAATTGCGGAACGCGTGAGTCAAAACCTTGCCCGTTTCCCGTCGTCGATCAAGACGGTCGGGTACAACGTTAAGACCGGAAACGTTACCTACCGCGACGAAAACCAAAAAGAAGTGAAATGGGAGCATAAGTGATGGGTATGAACGAAACGGTCGCAAGTTACCGTGACTATCTTGACGAAAAGAAAGCAAAGAAGCCCTTTGTTCTTACTTCCGATAAAGAAAAACCCGTTTCTGTAAACGCAGGGGCGGACATCGCGCTCGGCATTCTGATGATGAACCCGGCGCGGGTCGCGCGCGGGGTTTCGTACCTGTCCGGCAACGAGTTGAGCGACACTACCAAGAAAGTCCTCGGCGCGGTATCGTTTGACACCAAGATCGGCGAGGGATTCTTCGGAGCGGTCGAGGGTATCACGGACTTTATCGCGGGCGGGGCAACGCAAATCGTCGGAGCGGCGACTGGCAACGACGATATCAAGAACGCCGCCAAGTGGATTTACGAACACTCGTGGTCGCGCGACGCGGTCGGATCGGAAGCGGCAGACGAGATGCTCGGCAGCGCGGCGGAGTCAAAGGGCTATCAAATCGCCTCGGACGTGCTTTACGGCGTCGGCAACGTCGCGTTCCAAGTGGCGGTCGGGCAACTGCTCGGCGCCG